GGTAGGAGAACCGTTAGGTTTTATGGTCTTAAGTGCAGGCGCAGCTAGTTTACTAGCAACTCGCGAGCAGATAAGTATGAGCTTGGCAACTCGTACCAAACTCTCTGGCGAACGCCTCTTTGTATACGATTGGTATCGTACACATCGAAGACCGATCCAGCCGCTGACTGTTTACGCAAAGGATTCATCCAATGCGGCAGTCTAGTTGGGTCGACGAACGATTCTGGCATAGATGTGAGCCTTGCACTGAGCTTGACAAAGTCGAAGTCTCGTGCTTGCAATCTTCTATGTTTAAACCGCGCATATAAGGCAGTACCTACGTACACTTGCGTGTACTTTCGGGTCGATGCTTTTCTCCAATCGGAGCATTCATCGTGCCAATATGTGTCGAATTCAGTGTCACTGACAGGACCACAAACGCTAAGAAAGCGTTCTGGAACCCACTTTTCGAATAGACTATCAATCGAGGTTTTGACCTCCGATGTGTAGTATCCGTGTAAAGTGAGCCACCGTGTTATCCTGTTTCGATCGCTGAATATATCACCAACAACCGTCGGTTCGTCATGTAGATGAACCGGACGGAGCGAATGTCCCCGGTACCAATCGGTACCGCAGCTTTCCTTAACCGATCCTTCCAGGAAGGATTTTTCGTGGTTAATGTGAAAGCCACACAGCTCAAGGTACTGCACTAAAGTACGTGCACACCCCTCAGGTACGATAATGTCATCTCCGAAGATAGACACATCCGCCTTTGGGTAATACCCCAAACTGCATTTGGTAACTCCAAACAACAGAGCTCCAAATATAAGGGATTCAATCGCAAACGTGCTACCGTTGCCCATAGAGGACAGCTTCGAGTATCGGATACGAGATCCGTCAGGAAGCCTACCAACAGGACTTCGAATAGTGCACAGGTACCTGAACCAAGGTTCAGGCAACAGGAATTTAGCCACTCCAAGCGACACGGTGTCGCTGGCCATAGCTAAGTCAATCGTAGCGGGACTACAATAGTCCATGCGAATAGACCCTGCAAGTGCAAGCTTCTGATTTTTGGATTGATCATCTAGATCAATTCCCCATGGTTTTAGCCTTTGGCGGATGTAACCATCCACCGCCAGTTGCAACATCATGTTAATCGTCGGCTCAATTGCGATAGGGCGCTCAGTACGAGCGTCCTTGGGAACGGTTGTAATCTTATTGCCTTCGACGATCCTAAAACTGTTCCGGAGTACGAATACTCTAGATAGGTGATAGGTTGTCGGCCAGTTGTTGCGTGCAAGAAGTTCCTGCACGACAGCGCTGTACCAACGTTCATCGTTAACAAGTAGATCACATGCGTGATCGAAACATCCCGAAGTTACATCGTATGGTAGACAGGCGAACTTATCGAACGCCGTAGTTTTCCCACTGGATGTACCTATGGATGCGCCAGGCCCATGCCTAGCATCTCGTGTTAATTCTTCCTTGGAAGGAAGAGAAGAACCGAGGACCTTCCGGATAAACCATCTGGCCTCGTTGAGAACTCTGTCATCTGCGCCGATTAAACGTCGACGCCCCACGCGATTAAACGTGGAACAACATTGTTCTCCTAGAAGTATCTTTCGGACGCCTTCACGCTTTCGCGCTTGGACGTCACCAACGAATGGATACTTCTTTAACACTGAGCATAACATAACCCGAACCTCGTGGCAACCGCCAGAGTCGTAGTTCTCTACGGAGTTAATACTCTGTAACCCCATAGACGCAGACAGGTTTAAGTAACCATCGACGTCCCTCTCCCGGATCACCCGAGAGAGCGTCGACGCTTCCCTGTCTGACAAATGCATGCCGATTGCCCGATTAAGGGCGTCTAACACCAACCAAGGATAATCCTTGGGCACACGAATAACCTGATTCCTCAGGCTACTCCGCGTTCGGTTTATTGACTGACGTGCCGTGTTCCTGTGGTATTTCGCCATAGGTCACTCCCTTCGACATTGTGTCGTTAAGGTTTTGGATGAAAAGCTGCGGATTCGCGAGAATCGCAGCTAAATGAGACAGAATAAGCGCAAGGATTTTTAAAGTCCTACGCATTACTAAGCTCACCATCTTCCAAGAGTGCACGGAACTCAGCTGAAGCAACATATGCCTTCAGCAAGTCAATCATCGTATCCACTTCGGTGGAATCACGACCGACAGGTGCGGATACGCCAAGGTCGACGATAAAGGGCAATGTAATATCACCCTCGCCGGCCTTGTTCAGGACATCGATGTCCATCGTCACTTTCGTGGACGAACGTCGAGTGCCCCTGCTCTCTCCATTGACAGTCGGATAACTCCGGGTCTGTTGCAGGAGGAAGCGGTGCGCATCTGTGTGCAAAGTCTCTTCTTTCATGATGAGACGATGCGGTTCTACAACTTCCTGCTGGAAGTTGTATTCGGTAGTAGACGCTCCTACGAGCGCTAGCAGTATATTAGACATGATATGTCTCCTTTGTATTGCAGAAAGAGCACAATGCCCTTTCACAAGCGCTCCCAATCTAGATCTTCCAGCGACTAAAGTCAGTCACCAGTCCACCGAAGATTGAAAGCAAGTCCAGAAGCTTTAGCCCATCCAACCGAATGTTGAGATGTGGTAACCAAGGCCTGGACGGATTAGCATACCGTCTAGTACGAACCAGTTTAACGGTCGTACCATTATGGGATACGTCTTGCAACCATGAGCCAAGTGTATATGAATACACTTTTGTGGCATAGGCACTACGTCGAACTTCTTCTTGAAGAACAACGTATGTACCTTTCACGGTCACATCGTATACTGGGCTCCAGGAGTTTAGTAAGTCTCCTATGTTAAGGAACCAATCAGCAATGAAGCTGAAAGGAACCAGTTCCCACGCAGTCTGGATAATATCCAGATCGAATTCAGAGAACAAGTCGGCGTCGGCTATCTTAAAGTCTAAGACAGCTCCCGCACGAGCAACAGTTCTCTTTCCATCAATCACGTTGAACGTTGTTGATACTCCCGTTTGGGTAGTACCACTTCGTTTCGCGACAACTGATGGAGCAGATATGGTATCTTCGATACCATGGTGAAGATGCAGGACTTGACGTTTAGTCTCGCCCAAACTCTGAAGCGCCTCAATGGTTGCAATCACATCGTAATAGATGGGACGTAAACCATATCGGATCTCCAGGTATGCATCAGCAGCTTGCGCTGCTGTCACCGCTCCTCTATGGAGCATACTGCGAATTGATTTCGCATTCTTGAACAGGTGGAGTGCCGACCGGAATAACCGGTTTAGGCTTCCAACAGACTTATCCAGTTCGGCAAACGCTGTTAAGGCGTCCATGCCTGCTGAACGAATCTGTGCGTGCAACCGTGTGATCAGCAATTCAAGCTGAGCATCATGAGTTGTCGCCGTAATCAAGGGTAGCGTGGGTATGAAAAGGCCAGCAAAGGCCTGGTAGGTTGCAACTTCGCCTACCACTTGCTTCCAATACCATCCGTAATCTCTGTTTCCAGAAAAGAGGACTGGGGTATCGTACACAAATTGACATACATCACGCCGCATATCATTCATCACAACATCGCCATTTTCTTTCTTGGCGATCCATCCTTCGGTAACGTTGTCCCACATCTCTTGCGAGGTGTGAACTCCAGTACCTAAGGACCCGGAATAACTCACTTTTATAGGTGGGTCTCCGTTGTAACTGGTAAACAAATCCCAGTTTGATTGATATAGATGCGTATCTGTGCCATTTCGATATCTCGTTGTTGCGAGCGTTCTCATTATTCCTCCTATGCGGTTAAGCATGGTTAGGAATTCTGAGACCTAGCGCGCCACTCGGCGCAAGAACTAGGTGCTAGTAACAGGAATTCCTTCCACGGGACAGCAATACCACCACTTCTATAGTGGCATCGCAATAACCGATTGATACACGGTTATTTCGAGATTAGGTCGTAAGATCTAATCCACGAGACCCCCATTGCGGGGGCG